GTCTAGGAGCGGCATTTACTTCTTCCTTGCTTTGCGGGGGCGGATCACGTAATTGACAGCATTCCGCATCTGGGCGGTATCGATCAAGGGCTTGGCAAATTGAGTCGAGGGGGTTTCCCCGGCCGCCCGGCGTGCAAGCTCTTTCTTGGCCCCTTTCCTCTTTCTCCTTGCCCGCTCCTGAAGTGTAGACTTCGCAAGTGGTGGTGGGATTCCTTCGTTGATCTTGCGCCGAATCGCAAACTGAGCAGCGAGTCCTGCCCGCTCGAACCCTTGTTCCACCAGCGCCGGGCTCCGTTTCAGGAGTACATTCCTGGCTGCGGTCGTCAAGTGCTTAATGATCAAGGGTTGTGCTTCGCGGATCCCCGGAAGCATAAAGGGCCGGGCGGGGACGTTCTTTTCCGGCATCCCGTTGTCGTGCACGTACGCAAGCTCTGCATTTGTGACGTCAGGGGGAGGCTCGCCCGGCTCGGGCTTCCGATCCTTCGTATCTTCTGGAAATCCTACAAGCACCTCACGCTGCGTTAGCAGCAGCATGGAGGCCATCAAGTCAGCCACCCCGTCTTTGGGTATCTTCAAATTCGACGGCAGCTTAGCCACGATGCAGGTTCAATTAAGAGCCGAAAGGGCCCGACCAGATCATTGCGGTGTTGTCTGAGATGGACGGAGCCCCAACGTACATAGGCCCAGCTCCCATCAATTTCGAAAGCCGGTAAAACCGAGTGCCATAAGTCGTCAGGTTCCAGTGCCCAGCTTTATCCTCAGTCACGGACGAAACGTCATAACCGGCACTGACCCCACCAACACCTTTGGAAGTCAGAATCCCGGCTTGTAAGCCCGGCACCCGGCCTTTGGAGGCGGCTCTGTCGGCCTGGGACTCAAGAACTATGTTGTGAGCAGCATAGAGCTGAACACCTAGGTCCGTCAGCGTGGCCCAGCGTGATGCGTTGACCATCAGCACAGCGGCATCCAGCCACATTTGAATGGCCGGATCCGGGAACTTGGTTGCATCCGAAAACGCGATGAACGCGGCCCGGAACGAAGCCACTGTGACTGACATCACGCACCACTGGATTTTGGAACGTAGACCTTCACCCCTTGCGCCTTGCTGAACCAGTGCGCGGCGTGGCTTTTGGGCATTTCACCAATTCCTTCGTCGTAGTGCACGACGGCGCCGTCGTCAAGAGTGAGCTTGAACGACTTCGGGACAATGACAGTGTCCTTTTCTTCGTCAATCGACCCGTGCAGGGTGACATTGGGAGACACCGCCATGCCCGAGGACAACCGGCCCAGCTCGATGTGCTCGCCGGAAGTTTGTTGCGCGACTTCAGCAGGATCCGTCAAGTCGGTGGTGGCTGCCTTCGAAGTCACGGCAAGCCTACGGCGGGAGCTGCGATCTTGTTTGTCCATTTTGGATCTCCGTGTGTTGATGGGTGTTGGAAAAGAATAAGCCAGTAGCTTTGTTAGGGCTACTGGCCTGGGCAGCAAAGGACCCGGCCGATCAGAGGCCGTCGCGATAGCCGAACGTTTCCGGATATACGTTCTCGACCACGCCGAGGCGGCAGTAGTAGGTCACCTTGTGCCAGATCGAATCGAACTGGGTCGGCGTGCGCTGCAAGGGAGTCATCGGGTAGCGGACGTAGTCCTTGTCCTGCGAATAGATCACCATGCGATCGACAGTGCCCGTCGTGCCCAGCGTTCCGCCGGCACCGGCACCAATGCACCATTTCGCCGGCTGGATTTCCAGCTCACCGTTGCCTGACGACTTGAGGACGTTGTTCTCAAGCAGGTATTTGAGGATGGAAACAGTGCCTGCCGTGCTGATGGTCTGCGTGCTGATGTAGCCGAACTGCGACGGGGGAATGAGGATCTTGCCAGGCATGACCTTCCAGCCCGACGCGGCCCAGGTCGACGTGATGCCTGCGTTGACATCGGCCAGAATTTCGGCCGGAGTCTTCGCCGACCACAGCGGACTGGCGGCGGCGCCGTTCGGGACGTTGGAAACGTTCGTGACCAGGGAGTGGTTCAGCAGGCCGCCGACGTTGATTTGGGCATCGCCGACGTAGACCATTTCATCGATGTCCATTTGATGCTTGAGCTTGAGCCCTTGCAGCTTCTGGTCATCGATCGGCCGGCCAGCGCGGGCGGCAGATTCCAGCTCGAGGATCGTCCACTTCAGTTCATTGCCCCAGGGCGTCAGGGGATTCGGGATCTTGCCGATGTCGACAGACACGCCGCCGACCTGGTCACTGTTCTTGCCGATCCACGACTTTCCATTGCGGATGCCGTTGCCGGCGCCGAGGTTGCCCGCGCTGGCGAACGTCGACAGAGTGAAAGAGCTGATTTCGTCACCCAGGCTCACGTCACTGCGAAGATCGATGTCCCGCGACCACGTGACCGCGACAAGGGGCATGTGCAGCGTCGGGTCCAACCGTTCCAGCTCGCCGATCAGGAAGGCGCCGGTTGAGTCGACTGTCCGGCCGTCGTGGGTGCGGAATGCGTGATCAAGCGTCTTCCCGCGCTGGTTGCCGAACACGTCGAGGGCCATGGTGGGCGCCCGGTCGAAAGTCATGTGATCCAGCGTCCTGGCGCGGATGATGGTCCGCTTCGGAACGAAGATTTTGGAAGCATTCATGATGTCAAGTCCTCAGGAGTTTGAAAGTTTGGAAAGGTCGTCAGGCCACTCAGGCCGCCCAGACTTCCACCTCCACGTTGCCACTCGCGTCAGCCGGGCCGATGAAGCGGGCGTTGGTCAGCGGGATGGTATTGCCCGCGCTGGCAGCGCCGACGAGCTGCCCTTGGATATTGTTTCCGGCAGTCGCAGTACACCAGACGAAGACGGTACCGCCCTTGGTGACTGCAACACCAGCCGGCAGCTTGGCCATGATGCAACCGAGGCGCAGAAAGTCGGCAACACCGGACGCGGGGGGCGACGCGGCGCCGATCGATGCAGACATGCCGCCCGAAGCTTGCTGCATTGGGGTAGGCCGAACAATGAAGCCGTAAGTGGCTGCTGCCGTCGCGTTCTGATCCGCTGCCACATACCCGCGTAGCGAATTGGTGGCGGTGTCGACAAGTACGGGATCCCCATAAGCTCGCGGCACTTGGACGGAGGTGTTGATCAACCCCGGGTACGCCGAAAAGGGTTGGGTTCGGTTGATGTCACCGGGGAATCCGGCGCCCATGCGATAGGCGAAGGCAATGTCGCGGGTTTTGGCTCGCACGATGGCTCCGTGCTTGATCTGGACCCCGGGTCCAAAAATGACGCTGGCAACCAGCTGAAAAAGCCACGCAAAGGCGTAGAGAATGAAAGAGCGCATGATGTAGGTTCCTTTGTGCTTTGAAAGTGGAAATTGACGATCAGTTGAGGCGGGTACTTGCTTTGGCCGCCTCCTTGGCTTTCCAGAATGCCTTGTTCTGGGCATTGATGTCCGCAATGCTGACGGGCCCGGTCGACTGACTGCCTTTGCCAGCAGCAGCGGGGATGTGACTCGCGTCAGCAGTCGCGGAGCGGTTGTTCGCCGATCGCTTGGCAAAGGCGGCGACCTTGAACAGCGAAGCCGCAGCATCACACGTGAGCTTCGACACATTGCCCAGTTCACCGCCGTTGGAGAAGTCGAGGAGCTCCTTCCCGGCGCCGGTCATGTAGACGGAGTTCAGCACACCTTTGCGAACGTTGCACATCGTGTCCACGGTGATCTTTCGGGCGCGCGAGGAGTCGAACGTCGGCACCCGGTAGCCGGGGAGCAGGACTTCAGCGTCGGAAATCAGATCCTGGAAAGACCGGGCCAGCGCCGCCGAATCGCCGACTTGGGCGCGACGATCGCGGGTATTCTTTTCGACGCCGCCCGCAGCGGAATTCCCGTCAGCGTCGGCCCCGTCGTCGTACCCACCTGTCCCGTCAGGGACAGCATCGGCGGGAGGAGCACCATCATCGGTTTCAGCGCCTGGGCCGGGTGCGCCTTCTTCATCATCGCCACCGCCCTGCAAAAGTTGCAGAATTTTGGCCACGCTGGCTTCGAGCGCTGCCAAGCGCTGTTCGGTCGGGTCGTCTTGTGTCATCGTTCCATCAGCGGCAGGGTCCGCACCATCGTCAGGGGGAGGAGAACCCCCGCCGCTGTGGATGTGGATGTGTGTGTGGTTGTCATCTTCATCACCGTCACCACCATCCCCGGCACCTATGTCCCCGACTTCGTCGTCGGGCAGGCCGCTGTTCCCAATCTGGTCAAGGGCATCGTCCATCGCGTCCCTGGCCGCCCTTCTGAAGGCCGTGGCAGTGGCGGAAGGAAGTTGGGAAATGCGGCGACGTGCTGAACTCATGGGCATGGGATTCTCCTTTGGTGGCGACGCCATAAGACTATCGCCGATTGAACACCGAGGGCCACAGCGGCCTTTCAAAACTACTGCAACGTGATTTCCAATTATATTTGTCTGCGCTCCCTCCCCTTCTCCAGTCTGTTCATAGTCGGCCTCGAAGCCGGCGCTGACCTCACGCTTGTCCAAGTCTTTCACATCTGCAATGAGGGTAGCGTCAGTGATAAGGAAGTCGGCAACAAGGCAGTCCGAGTACTCACCACTCCCGCGGTGAGTGTTCATAACCACGCCTTTTGCCAAGTCCTTCCAGTTCGCCGGTGTCACGTCAAGGTCGGGGTGGTCGTCAACAATTGGTTTTCCATTGAAGCTCGAAACACAGGATTCCGAAAACAAGTCCCGTGCGCTCCGAGTAACCCGCGCCACCCCATCTGACCCCACTTTGATGGGGGTTTCGCCGGGACCGTAAACCATCAACCCAACACGAGCAATAGGCACCCCCTTGCACAAAAGGAAGCCCTCCGGGGTCATGGAACGCGATGCGCTTATCCGACGTGTGACAAACACGTCGGATGTGCTCTGTTTGTCTCCGGTTCTCCACTTACCAAAAATCATGATGGGTGCTCCTTTTCTTTTATCAAGTCAGCCCATACCCTTCCGACCATACGTCAGGGAGCAGACTTATTCTAGGACCGATGCCAGGAAACCTGGGATCCCGCCAATCCCCTTTTCCGGGATTTGTTGGTTTGTACGCCGTAATGATATACGAAGTGCCGACCACCCCTTGCAGAGTTTTTGTATTGCTCACCCAAAATTCAGGGGATGAAATTGTGATGCCGTCGATGGACGAAGTCCAGTTGAAGTTCACTACACAATTCCTGAAAGGATCAACAGCAAACGAAGCGGGCTTACCAGTGCCCACAAAAGCGAGCTGCCCCGCAGTTGTAGAGCATGTCAAACACACGCTGGCATCAAATTGATGAATTCCTGTGGAAGCCGATGCATTGGTATAGCTTATGAACTGGTTCCTCACTTGGAAAATTGAGTTTTTCACGACATACACAGTGTCGGTTCTTGTATCCGTGGCCAGCTTCTTTGTTTCATCGATCACTGAATCTAGGATTTCCAATGTGGTAGGACCGGTAGCTGTGTTTATGTTCTGCATAATCTCGGCAGCAGAAGCCAGCATAACCCTACTACTTTTTACACTCAATTTCCCCCTTCCCATAAAGGCAAGCCTGCCGCCACTGACGCCGGCTTCACGCCCGAGGTACCCGAGTCTGGACGAGTATAGGGTGACGGCACAGTCAGCAGTTGCGGAAGTTGTCTGCACCATAGCAGCCGACACCCCGGCAACGGTTCCAGCAGCAGCATCACCGTTGTACCAAATAATATCGCCACGTATTTTCACATGCTGTGTGACGCTGTAGGAAATCCAAGCGCCGCTGAACGCAAGTAGGAACTTTAT